GGTGGTGCTGTCGGCGGTTTGAGTTACCGCTGCGCTTGTGGTGGGTGTGTAGCTTGGCAGAAAAGACGCCGCCTTGAGTTGAGCTCCCGATATATAGATTCCACTGGTGCCGTCGCCAGCAGTCGCAACCGAATCTCCAGCCGAAAACCGCACGCTTTGTGACTCGGTGGTTACCCGCGTGATCGTCAAAATGCAAAGATAAATGCCGCCGCCGAACGAGATCATTGACGGCGTACCGGGACCACTGACCACGCTAGCAACGCCAGTTGCCAAGTTGTATTTCATTGTGGAGTTGCCGGCTGTGTCGATCCAGCCAATAAACAGGCTGTTGAATTCACCGGCCTTGGCAAAAATAGAAGCCCTGTAGACCGTGCCCGAGGTTTGGGCCACAGCCACGGAGGATATTCTTGTTTGGCTGTTGCCTGTCCCCATCGTGACCGCTGCAGAAGGAACGGTCTTGTCCATGGACATCGTTCCGTCTGGGCCAATGGCAGCGTTCGCCGTGATCGTGTTATTTGCCTTGCTCCATGCCGCGTTGTCAAACTGCTCCGAATACGTCAGCAGGTTGGTCAACTGCTCTTCGGTCAGTAACCCCAGCGCCACCAGCGTGACGGGCGTGTAGGTAATGCGTGGCGTGGTCGCCGTCGCCACCAGCCCGGCACTGGTAACCACCGTGCCCCCCGCCCCGCCGCTGAACGTGGCGCGGTCTTCGGCGATGTAGCTTGCCCAGTCCACATCGAACACGGCGCGACCTGTGCGCAGACGAACCTGGGCGGCCGTGCTCAAGTTGTGATTGGTCAGGCTCAGCGTGCGAAGGGATCGGCTGGCGGTGAGGTCGAATCGAAAACGGGTGTTTGCCAGCGCCGCGCTGCTTGTGCGCGCCACTTCGTCAATGTCAGACGTGCCAAGGTTTGACCGTGGCAGGCCGGCTGTATAAGAGCCACCAGCAAAGGTCGCCCCGGTCGCGCGGTTGTTGTAGGCCAGCAGAATGTTGGACATTGCTATTTATCCCCACAAGGTGAGCACGACCGTATCGCGCTCAAAGTTGTATTTCTTGCCGATCACCATGAATTTCTTTCCGGCATTGAGGCCAAACCGCGCATAGGTCACAGTCACAAACTCGCCCAGGTGCCGCGTCGTGACGATGGACGTGGGCACTTCCATGGCGTACTGGTCGCGCAGTTGGTCGTAAAGCGCCAGCAGCCGGTCGGCCTCGTTTTGCGCGTCGGCCTCTGCTGAAATCAGCGAGTCGATAACGATTTCAGGTGAGCGCGGCCACTGGGTTTTGATGGCTGAATCTGCGGCAAAGACCGTGCGGTATTCCTGCCCTGTGAATGCGACATCGGCCTGCGATGCACCAGCAAGCTCTGATGCGTTTTGCAGGGTGTAATTTTTGCCGTAGCGCACGACTACGCGCCAGACCGGAATGCCCCGGTCACTGTCAGCAGAAACCAGCGGCTTGAAGCTGATGATGTTTTCGTCGGTGAAGTCCTGCACCGATGTTTCAGATGCGGGGTCTTCCAGTTCGCGCACCAGGATGTCCAAGCTGCTGCCCGGGTTCAAGTACCAGCCTGCTGACACACCCTGCATCAGCTCATTCATGGCCTGCAGGTACGTCACTTCGCCGGTCAGGTAAATGCCGCATTGAGGATTGACGGCCAAGTAGGAAATGATCTGCGGTGCCGTGAGACCAGACAGGTAAGCCAGGCGCCCCAGGATGGCGTGGACTTCGCACGATGTGCTGGCTGCTGGCGTCAGGCCGGTGGAACCCCCGGCAATGGCCGGGTTGGTGATGTCGCAGGTAATTTGCCCGGTGGGCGCGCTGCCAAGGCGGAAACACCCGCCAGCAGGCCACACACGGTATTGCCCGGCTGTCGGCGCGTTCGTCTCCATGTCGGTTTGGTCGGTGTAATCGCCCGCGCCGTCTTCGGTCAGCACCGTGCGGGCGTCATAGACCACCAATGACCACCCGGTAAGAAAACCCTGTTGCCCGTCCAACTGGTAGATCAGGCGCGACGTGTTCACAAATGCGGGGGTGACGTTCAAGCAGATGCCCAGCGCGGCGGGCTTGCTCTTTCCGCCCAGGTCTTCCGGCGTGCCTTCGATTCCTGCGGGCAGTGCGTTTGTACCGGCATAGCGGGTTGGCAGCGCGGCTTTGTTGTAGCGGTGTATCTGGTCGCGCAGGTAGATGTTCACCGATTCCTCTGTGACCTCGCACCGCTCCATGAGGCCGTTAAAAATCACGGTTGTATCGGCCGTTGACGGATTGGAGGCCAGCGTGCGCTGCACGGTGTAAAAGCCACTATCCAGGGCGTATCCCTTGAAGGCGTCCAGCCCGCCGTCGCTGTTTTCAAAGACGGCCATTCCGTTGCCCGGCTCGCGCGGGCCGCGTGTGCGACCTGAACCCCACAGGTCAAGCTCAATGACGCCCGGCTGATTCACACGACCGGGGATAAATTGATCCTCTATCAAGGCATCGCTGGAGGCCAAGCCAGAGCGCGCGACGGTGCTGTAATACATCCGCACCTCGGAGCCTCCCGAGCTGGTGCGCGCCATCTTGATGTCGTAACAGTATTCAGCCATCACGCCCTCGCTTTCTTCAGCAGGGATTCGTCGGCGCTGACCTTTGTGTTTCCAGCGATGGTGCGCTGCGTAGCAATGCTTTGTTCCATGCCAGATGCCACCACTGCGGTCAGGCGGCGCACGTCTTCACGCAGGCCCCGGATTTCCTCGGACGATGCCCCGCCCGAGCCCGACAGCATGCTGCGGGTTTGCTGCGCGTTGAAGATGCGAGACGGGCCGGTTACCTCCAGCTCGGGGCCGCGTTCGCCCACCAGGCGCAGGCCGCCCGAGTGGAAGCCGCCCGCCTCAAACGTGGCCAGCCCGCCGCCGCGGAATTCGCTGCGCACGCTGGTCACGCCATTCATCAGCTGGTTCGCCATCAGCTGGCTGTGATAGGCGATGTTTGACAGGTAGCTGGCGCTGGTGTTCGTGTTGTTGGCGATGGCGTTGTAGACCGATGCCACTTCTGCCCTGCTGTAGCTCAGGAAGCTGTCTTCCATCAGGCGGGCCAGGATCTGGTCGCTGGTGGTCTTGTTGCCGCCCGTGCTGGTGCTGGTGCTGCCCGTGGCCTGCGCGATCTGACCCAGCAGGGCCAGGTTTTGCTGCTCATAGCTTTGCACCGCGGGCAGGCTGTTCAGTTCGCTGATGATCTGGCTGATGACGGCCTGTGTGTCGCCGCCGCTGGCTGTGTAGCCCTTTTGCGCGTCGATGTAGGCCTGCGCGCTGCTGTTGATGCGGCCGTAGGCGTCCAGGTCGCCAGCACGGGACAGGGCCAGGTCTTGCAGGTAGTTGCTGCGCGTGTTGGTCAGCAGGTCCATCGGGCTGGCCGTGCCCGCCCGCGTGGCGGTCAGTGTGCGCACGTAGTCCCACACACCCCGGCCGGCGTCCTGCAGGCGCTGGGCCATGTCCTCGATGGCAGTGGCCGCCTGGTTGGCTGGCTCGGTGATCTGGGCAAAGGCGCTGGCCACGTCCAGCAGGGCTTCTGCCGCGCCCATGTCGCCAACGCGCACCATTTCCTCGTACAGCGCGCGCAGGTCGTTGCGCGTGGCGCTGGCGATGCGCTCCAGGCTGATTTCAAGCCCGGCCTTGGCCAGTTGCTGGTGGATCTGCCAGATGCGGGCGGCGCGCAGCTCGGTGTCACTCAGGTAGTCGCCCATGACGCTGGTGATCTTGCCGGTGATGCGGGCCTGATCTTCCAGGGCCTTGGCCTCATCCTGCATGGCATAAACGCGCTCCATAAGCGGGCGGATTGCCGCGTCCATCGCGTCCAGCTCGCGCTGGCGGGCGCGGGCCATGTTTTCGGCGTCGGTGCTGCTCAGGGTCAGCAGCTGCTCTTCCAGCGTGCGGGCGGCGTTCAGGCGGGCCAGTGCGGCATTGATGGCGTCCAGCCCGCTGGCGTCGGCGCTCACGTCGTTGATGTACTGCTGGTACTTGGGCTCCAGCGTGGCCTGCAGCGCGGCCAGCATGATCCGAGACTGCTCTTCGGCCCAGGCGGCGGCCTCGGCTTCTGCGCTGCGGCCGACATCCTCGTAATTGCCAACACGGTCTTGACGGCTGTACAGGGCGCGGTCGCCCATAAACAGTGCGGCCTGCACTTGGGTCAGGCTGTCGCCCGCTGGGTCGGATGCGCTGAAGCCGCCCACCCGGAAATTGCTGGCACTGACGCCAAAGGTGGTCAGCGTGGCGGCGACTGCGGCCTGAATGGTGGCCGCGTTTGCCTCGCCTCCGATGGTCTTCGGGCCACCGCGCGGGCTTTCCAACATGCTGGCGATGGCCAGCGCGCCGCCAACCCAGGGCAGAGCCGCGCTCAACGTGCCCATGATGCCCCCGCCGCCTGCGGCCGTGCCAAATGCGCCGTTCGTGGCCAGCAGGGCATCCAGCCCGCCGCCTGTGGCGTTGGCAAACATGCTGCCAGCGCTGTTGGCCAGCGACATGCCGCCAAAGTTGGCCAGGCCCGCCATCTGCCCCACCTGTCCCAGCAAGCCAGATCCACCGCCCGCACCTGGTAGCTGGCCGATGACGCCGGCCATGGCGCTGCCGACAGGCGACAGCAGGGGGCGCAGTACCATCGTGCGGAACAGATCGCGGATGTAGTCGGCGCCCGACTTGCCGCCGCTCATCAGGGCGTCGGTCAGGCTTTGGCCGATCTGGTCCGAAGCGCGCTGCCATTCGCGGGCCGCGTCCTCTGCGGCTTGTTTGTTGGCTTCGGCAGCGGACCTTTCGGCCGTGATGCGGGTCATTGCCTCGGCCAGCTCGGCGTATTTCAGAGTGGCCTTGTCGATGCCGGTAGCCTCCAGCTCGCGCAGGGCAATGGCCTTTTCGCGCTCTACGTTGGACAAGCCCATGATGGAAAGCTCGAATTGAGCTTGCTTCACCATTTCCTCGGCGGATTTGATGTTTGCGGCCTGCTGCTGTTGAAATTGGGCGATGCCGTCGCTTTCCTCTTGGCGCGCTTTCTGGCGGGCCTGCGCGATGGCGAGCGCAGCCTTTTCGGCGGCTTCCTGCTCTGTCGCCTGCTTCTTCATAGCGGGCTGTTGCGCCAGCAGGCTGGCTTGAGCGGCTGTCAACTGCTCAAGGGTGATGACACCTTTGGCATAGACGCTGTTCAGTCGCGCCCAGTCGGCAGCAAAGGAGCCAGACAGGCCCGCCAACTCGGCCAGCAGCCGGGCTTGCTCTTCAAGTTCTTTGTTCGCGGCCTTGGCCCCTGCCCCGCTGTCTACAAACGACTTCAGCACGGCGTCCGACAGGGTTTGCGCGCTGCGCTTGGTTTCTTCAGCCTCTGCGCGCGCCGTCTTGCCAGCGCTCATGATGCGCTGTTCCCAGCCGTCAAATGCGGCGCGGCGCTTTTCGGCGTCGGCTGTCATGTCGCGCCCGATCTGGGCGGCTTGCGAGAATTTGCCGGTGACGAACGCGGCCGCCTGCGCGGCCATGCCGCCAATCTCCACCGCAGTGCCGTGGATGACAAAGGCCACGTTGCCGCCGATCACGATCAGCGCCCGCAGTGTCTCGGTCAGGATGTTGAACGGCGTTTCAGTGTTGTTTGCCGATGCCGTCACATCCGTCAGGCTTTTCACCAACTCGGTCAGCAGCGGCAGCATGTCGCCGGCCAGGTTGGACGCCGTGCCCATCAGGGCCAGCTGCAGCTCGGACATTGAATCGTTGAAGGCGTCGGCCATCTGCGCGTCCAGCGCCGTGATGCCCGCCAGCTCTTCGCCGCGCGTGACCATATCGCCAATGGCCTTTGACCCCTCGGACAGCGCGGGCGCGGCGCTGGCCCAGCCTTTGCCCAGCGCCTCTGCCGCCACGGCTGCGCGCAGTTGCGGGTCTTCAATGCTGCGGAAGATTTCGGACAGCTGCTTGAATGCCTCCAGCGGGTCCTTGGCCGTAATTCCGATCTTGGCGAACTTTTCCGGCGCCTTGCCCATCTCCAGGGTCAGCTTGTTCATGGCCTGCGCCATGCCGGTCAGGTCGCTGCCTGTCTGCTTGGACATCAGGCTGATACCGGCCAGCTTGCTCACCGCGATGTCGGTGGTCTTGTTCAGGTCGTTCAGTTGGTCCTGAAAGTCAATGGCGCTTTTGATCCATGTACCAAACGCGGCGGCGCTCAGGCCGCCACCGATGCCGCCCAGCGCGTTGCGCATCTGTGCAGCCGCATCGTCAAAGCCGCGCGCCGTGCGCTGCACGATGCCCAAGGCGTTGCCCATGTCGGTGCGCAGGCGCGCAACGTCTGCGGCCAGCTGAATCTCAAGCGTCCCAGCGTTCATGCGTGGTGTCCTGGTTACATCGCGCGCAGCGTGTCGCGCATGGATTGCGCGGCCTGCTGCTTCGCTTTGGTCATGTCGATTTCGTCAACCCGGTACGGCGCCGGGCGCGTGCGGTCGCTGGCGCTGTTCAGTTCGGCAACAAATGCCTGAGACAGCTCGCGCAGGGTCTGCGCTTCCAGCCGCGTCAGGCGCAGGCCGTTGCAGTGCTGCCAGTCCCTGATTTCCGCGTTGCTCAGCGGGACAAGGCCCTGCCCGGTCTGCATGCCCGGCCCGGCGTCGTACAGCCAGGCCAGAAACCGGTGCCCGGCCAGCACCGGGGGCATTGGGGGATTGATGCCGCTGTCCGTCATGCGGGTCATGCGGCTGCGCCTGTCGGGCGGGGGCGGCTTGGCGCTTCCTTTTGGCTCAGGCGGATCTGGCACGGCGCGAAGCCATGCCATCTGCCGCACGTGCAGGATCAGGTCTGCGCGCTCGGAGGCAAAAAATTGGACCAGTCCCCCTGGAACTTCAGCACCTGATTGGTGATGTAGCCCAGCTTTTGATTGCCGTAGATGTCCACAGCAGACACGGGGAGGTTGCGCACTTCCTTGGTGACGGCGGCCAGCTTCTTGATCTGCGCGGCGCGGCGCTCAGCCACTTCGTCCTTGGCGGTCTTGCCGCGAAGCGTCTGCATCATGCGTTCGCTGTTCACGCGGTCAATCTCCACCTGGGCCTTGAAGTCCTGTTCGGAGCCGGGGCCGTACAGCTCAATCTGCACCGGCTGACCGTTGTGCATCATGGGCTGGCCGTTGGGCAGCAGCACGTCCATGACGGCGGTGTCGGATGCCTCGAATTGCGCGATGTCAAAAGCGCGGGCGGGGTCGGCTTGGATTTCGGGTGCGTTCATGTGGATTCCTTTCGCGGGGAGGTTGAAAAGCCCGTGCCCAGCCCCGCCTCCCCCGCGAAGGAGAGAACGGAGCCGGGTCGTGGCAAGGGGTGGCCGATTGGCCGGAACTTATGTGGCGGCGACGATCACGGGAGCGCGGCAGACTTCGAGGTCCACGGCGATCTTGCGAACGTCATCCACGGCGCCGTCCTGGAATTCGCGCTTGCTGACCAGCACGTCCAGGTAGTGGATTTCAGCGGTGGACTCACCCGCGCGGGTCGGGTAGGTGATCTTCACGGAGTAGCGAGCCGTCGATTCGGCCGCCGTCTCGATGATGTCCTGACCAGCATCGCTGGGCATGTTGCCAATCACGACGTTCATCACGCCGTAGTTCTTGGCGCCCTTGAACTTCTGAACCGTCGCGTTTGCGATGGCCGTGAACGTGGAAATGTTCGCGGTCACGCCGTGATTGCCGAAGTTCTCGATTTCGCCCACGGTTGTGTAGGTGATGCCCGTGGCGCCATACCCGGCCGCGTTGTAGGTAGCGGGCAGGCTGGCGCTGATCGCCAGCGTTGCGCCGCTCATTGTGTGAAGTACTGTTCCTTCTGCCATGATGATTTCCTTTCAAAATGAAAAAAGCCCGTCTGCGGAAATCGCGGCGGGCGGGCTTCCCCTTGCGGGGAACTGGACGCAAAAAAGCCCGCACGCGGCGGGCTGTTGCTTGTTTGGTTTGGGCCTACTCGGTGTAGGTCACGCGGTAGTCGATAGACCCCATGTAGAGCCCGGCCTCGTCTGTGAAGTCCGGGCCTTCGGTGTCGATCAGGATTGAGTCCACGGCCACGCCGTTGACGGAGCCACGGGACCGTGGCAGCGCGGCGCGCACCAGGGCAAGAATGGATTTCTGCGTTGCGTAGCTGGCCGCCATCACTGTGACCTGCACGCGCGAGACACACAGCTTGGACGCGGCG